ATGTCATGATATGATAGACAACAACAAAGAGTTAGACAGAGCAGAAAGAATTGAAGCATGGGAGCAGGCTCATCGTAAAACTGTGGGTTGGTTATTTGATAGAGGGGTAATTAAAATTGGGTAAAGGTTCTGGAAGAAGACCATTGTTAATTTCTGAACAAGAAGCAGAAGACAACTGGAATAAAATATTTAAAAAAAATTACGAATACGAATTAAACAAGTCTACAGGTGAAGTAGAAAAACGTTTTATAGATGGCATATCTAAACCTAACGAAAGTCAATTTGATGGCGACAAGCCCAACGCAGTTAAGCCTTAAGAAGTTAAGAGCAGATGGATACCTTGTAGCTATTACAGAACGATGGAACGCTTTTGCAAAAATAAGACAGGACATGTTTGGCTTTATAGATTTACTTGCTATCAAAGATGGTGAAATACTTGCAGTTCAAACTACATCTGCTAGCAACATGTCAGCAAGGGCTCATAAGATTGCAGATAGTGAATATGTAGGAACGGTTCGTAAGAGTGGTATGAAAATACATATTCATGGGTGGGTCAAGACTGGCAGGAAGTGGGAATGTAAAGTGATGGATGTATCATAAGGAAAAATATGGAAGCTAAAGTTAGAGAATATAATGTTAAAGGTCGTTTAGTTCATATAGAAAAAATGCGTAATTTAATTTTAGATGCGTTAGGTGATAAATCTTTAACCATTGCAGAGTTATCTAAAGAAATTGGTATAGAACACAGAAAGATTCAATACATTGTATTAAACATGAAAAATTTAGGTATGTTAAATTCAACAGAACGTGAACAACAGGGACAAAAGAAAATATACAGATACTTTAAACCTAAAGTTAATTTATTACAAAACATATTTCACCCTATGCCAGACTTTAGCGACAGGATCAAAGGCATTTATATTCACACTGAAGATGAAGCTAATGCACATAGATAGGCTTAAACAGATTTTAGATGATTGGGCTAGATGGATGCACGCACCAAGCACAAAGCTAGGCTATCCAAGCAAGTCATTGGGTATGATTAGCGGTGGTGAATCTACTAGCGATGCTTTTGAAGACATGGTGTCAGAGATGGATATAACCAATGTCAGAACAATTGATGCAATTATAAGCAGTTTGCCCAAACATCAGAAAGATGCGGTATACGCTAGATACTTAAAGACATCTAAATACGATGACTATGAGTATCAATTAGGTCTTGCTTTCGATAACATGCTATCTATGGCTTCTAGGCGTATAGTCGCTTGACACGAGTATTTAACTATGATATAATTCGCCTGTTGGGATAGTCTCGCCCATACTCTCCGTAGCACATTTAAGCCCTTATAAATAAAGGGCTTTTTTTTTGGATAAAATATGAAAAAACCTACCACCAAAAAAGGTAAACTAGCTAAAGTAGCTAAAGTTATGGGTGAATTTAAACGTGGCAGTTTAAAATCTAGTTCAGGCAATATTGTAAAGAATACAAAACAAGGGTTAGCAATCGCACTTTCTGAAGCGGGCATGTCAAAACCTAAAAAACGTAAATAATCGTTTCAGGGTAAACTCAATTACTTTAAATAGGATTGTCAATAATCCTAGCAAAACAAACCCTAATAATAAGTCTACAAGAATCTTTTCTAGATCTCTATCCATTTAAGTTCCTTTTTAATTGGTTTTTAATAAAATTAGTAGCTTCTTTTTTAGTAGACATAAATTGATAGCTTTTAAGGCTTCTATTATACTTGATTAACTCATTGACCCATATGGATAGGTCTTTGTTAGAAAATCGCTTTATGGTGCGTTCCTGTGTGTTTAAGACATACATTCTAACTTCTCCTTATTAGTATATACATAGTCTTGAATAATTTCGTCTAGGTCTTCCGTATCTTCTGTTATGTTAAGTTCTGACATAACATGCAACCCTAGATTTAAAATGCTTTGAATATAATCTCCTCTAGGTATATTCATATTAGTGTCTGCGTAATGTGAAGTAAGTGCTAAACATACTTGTGCGTAAGTAAAAGGATTCATTTTGATGCCTCCTTGTGAAATGCAATAAAAGATAAAGCTAAATTTTCAATATGTCCTAGTAAGTCATCAGCTTCACAATCTTCAAATGGTGACCATATAGAGACATCATCGGGAATTACATTGTCACATAAAGCATCATAAAACTGATTATGAGTATTATCTCCTAAATCAGAGGTAAAGAAGTCTATTGCGTGATTAGTAGCTAGTTCGCATGTATTCATTATGTTATCTCCATATTTGATATTTCAGTAGTAATTTCGGATAGTCTATAACGCATATCTTCTAAATACGAATTTATGGTTAAGTATCCGCTAGGTGTCATGCCTCTATTGACATCTTCTAAATTGAGGTCGATAGCGTGTAGAGCCTCTGTAATATAGTCAAGTTCTATTTGCATGATGTTCTCCTTAAAGTATTAATCGGTCTATGCGGTTGCCATGTTTATCGAATCTATAATTATTCATATCACAAAATTCAATAATTATATGTTCTTCTTCCTTGCTTAAATCGCCATAATAAGAATATCCGAAAGTGCCATCTTCCTTTTCGTATTCTTGCGGGTTAGCATCAAGCCAATAGATAACTTCTTTTTTTGCATCATTATCTAAATCTTGATATTGATAGGTGTTAATAGATACTGATAAAATCATTTTATAGTCTCCTTATAATTGATTTTTAATTTTAATTAAAGCGTTGATGATGTCAAGATTATTTTGTTTAAAAATATAATCTGATTCATCTATGGTCTTATGAAACTCTTTTAACTCTGATATATTATGTTGCAATATATCGTATAGTGTCTTTTCCTCAAAATCATTGAGTGTTATTTGTGCCATTATTGATTATCCTTTGGTAGAACCATGCCTATTTTGGCATTTTCTTCCCTTGCATAGTCCATAGCGAATTTAAACAGGTCGTTAGCTGATTTTTCGCTAGGTGCATAATAATATATGCAATTCGCAATAGATGATAAAAGACCCGCTAAAATTTCATGATCGGGGTTTTCATTGACAAGAGATATATTTTCAAGGGCGTTTAAACCCTCGTTATAACCAATACTAAAGTTTTCGTTAATCATTACATAGTCTCCTTGTTAAGATTGTTTATAATAGTTCTAAAATAAATTGTAGCGGTGTTATAGTCTACATTAAAGCATCGAGCCTCTTCTTTATCCCAATAACTAGGAATATAGAATAAGCCCTCTTCATTTTGTTTAACGTAGTCTATGCTTAACTCTTTAATATAGTTTATATCTGATACAGTTCTAGAATACATTGTCAAGCCTCCTAGTAAGATAAGATTAAAAGTAAAAACATATAAAAGTTAATAAAGCCTAATAGTAATATAATAAAGTTCTTTGTCAAGTTATTCATTGTATAGTCTCCAATTCAATTAAAGCATCATCATAGCCGTCATTGATATATTCATTAAGAATGGTTATAGCTTGATAGTAGGTGCAATTATTATGCTCTTGACAGCCTCCTATCCATACAGAATAGGTTTTATTGGTATTAATCATTGTATAATCTCCTTTTCAATATAATTATCAATCTGTTGGATAATGCTTTCATATTGCTTAATAGATATAGATTGAGGTAGACATAAAGTCAAGCCTTTGTCAATCTGTTGTTTAATCTCTTTAAGTTCTGTTATTGATAGTTTCATAGTGTTATCTCCTATAGTGTATAAGTAATGATATATAAGTTTATAAGCTTGTCAAGTATTCTTTAAACATTCTTTTAGCGTCTTTAATAGTGTAAAAGTAATATGTTTGCTTAATGTATTCATTATCAATAATGTCTGATATAGTAATAGAGCCGTTATAGTTCTTTGATATAATCATGATAAATACTCCTGTTATATTGTCAAGTTTGATTAAAGCGTAGTTATAAAAGGGAATCAGTTAAAATTCCCCTATAACATATATACTAGTTAAGATCCTGTAAGATATATAAGCCTTCTTTAATCTTCCTTTGAGTTTCCTTTGTGGATTCATTCAGGAATGTAGATCTATGCTTGCTGGTAGTCCTTGAATAATTCCAATATACAGGGTCAAGGATTGTCTTTCCGTCTTCAATCTTAACTATAATAGATTTATAGGATTGGAAGAAGGTTGCCTTGTCATCACGAATAATGAATTGGTTTGCAACGATGTTGCCTCTATTGTTTACGATATTAGATACTTTCATGGTAAGTCTCCTTAAGTTTTGTCAAGATTGACAATGTAATCATATCCCCATTAAATAACTTGTCAAGTATTATTATTGTAAAAGATTGTAAAGAATTGTTAATGAATTGTTAATGACTATTAAGTCAAGCATATATATAAGGAATAGATAGTAATGAATGATATAGATAATAACCCTGTTGACAATGCGGTCAATAATATGGTAGAGGATAGCAAGTCCTTATTACCTGTTGACGCTTTACCTATTGACACGATAGATAAGGAAGAAGACAAGGTAGGAAAAGGAAGACCCCCGCACCTTCCAAATGCGGACACCCGAAATAAAGTTTACACTTTATCTACAGTAGGCACACGCCATGAAGATATAGCTTCCGTACTAGGCATATCACATGATACACTTGTCAAGTACTATAAAGAAGAGCTTGACAAAGGTCGTATTGAAGCTAACGCATCTGTAGCAGAGACTTTGTTTAAACAAGCTAAAGAAGGCAACACCACAGCCATGATCTTTTGGTTGAAGTCTCGTGCCAAGTGGAAAGAAACATCACAGCATGAGATCAGTGGTAACCCTGATGGAACACCTGTAGAAGTTAAGATTGTTACAGGAATAGATTAGACCCCCACCCCCTTTTTGTACAGAAAAGGTTTTTATAGGTTTTTTAAAACGGCAGTACCCAAATTTTTTATAGGATATTTTTATGGGCTTACTAGATTATTTAGAGCAATTAAGACAATCATCACCATCTATGGCTGGTGTAGGTCAACTTACAGAAACTGAAGCTAGACGATTAATGAGCGGATCTGATTTTAGAGACTCTATTAATCAATTAAAACAGTCAGCACCCACAGGCATGGGTCAACTTACAGAAGCTGAAGCTGCAAGATTAAAGCAGATTATGATGCAACAACAAATGGATGAGTTTTCTAGACAAAATGCTTTTATGTCTAATCCACAAGCAGTACCGTACTACCAACAAACAAATCCACTAGGCAATACGATGACCAACGTAGCACCACAAGGCGGTGGTATGTCTGTCAGACCACAACCTATGGATTTGAATTCACTCATTAGAATGTTATCTAGATAAGGG